ATATAACAAATACCAAAATTATTTGTAATATTATCAGCATTCTAATTTAGTTCTCTTTCTAATCCTTGTTGGACTTTTTTTAATAACATCTAATTCACGTTTTTTAGCAACTTCCGCCCAAGCTTCTCCTAAATTACGAGGAACTGAAGGCCCTGCAAAATATTGTTGGCCGTGTAGTGTTATTAGAACTTCAATCATTCGTTTTCTTTGTTCCATAGCTTCTACACCTCTATCCAATAAACCTGATTCTGCTTTTGCCTTTAACCAAGTTTCATAAGCTTCTTGATATTCCGGCGAAGATTTAATTGCGGCAATAATTGCTGCATCAGTTACTTTTTGGAGTCCAAATTGGTCCGGACTTGCTCTGCATTTATTAGTTAATTCAGCTGTCACAATATCAAATTGAAATTTAGCTTGATCTAACTTTTTTTTACTTTTAATTGCATATCTTGCCCATTTAAAAAATAACTCACCTTGCATACCTGCTTCAACATCTAATTGATTTGGGTCAATTTTTAAATCTTCCTGAAAATTTGATTCATTCATTTTATTCCTTTATTTTTTAATTCTCTCTTCCTGTTTTCATTTCCTATTCTATTCCTACAATTATTTCATAACAAGCTAAAGCTAATCCTGCATTTTTAGAATCATAAAAATTTTCACTGAAAACATCTATTATTAAAGCAGCTTGGTTATTTTTAGCACCTAATAAACATGAACGAGCATAACCCAAAACAGCATAACGTACTGATTCAGGTTCAGTCTGTAATTCTTTTAATATATTTGAAATTTTTGACCAAGACATACCTTTCATTAATCCTCTACATAAATCAATAACCCCCTTTTCTCCATCACCTATTTTAATAGAAGCTGCTCTAGACTCAGGAGGAAGATTAAGTATTCTATCTAAGATTACTAATGCTTTCCTACCGCTACCTTCTGAAGCATCAATAATATCAATTATTAAATCTTCTTCAATTTTTTTTTGTTCATAATGACATACTCTACGAATTAATTTAGTTAATTTCTCAGAATTTAATAATTCTACATCTAATTGACAACAACGAGTTTTAATAGTTGATAATATTGCTTGAGGCTCCGTTGTGCATAGAATAAAATAAACATGACTTGGAGTATCCTCCCATATTTTAAGTGCGGCATTCATTGCTTCTTTAGTCAACATATGAACTTCATCCATTAACCATATTCTATTCATACCACCTGTAGCAGCCATTGACATTGTTCTTTCAATTTCTCTGATAGTATCAACTCCTCTTTTACTCGAACAATTCAATTCTTTAAAATCAATATCACAACAATTCAATTCCTTTTGAAGTATCCTTGCTATGGTTGTCTTGCCACAACCAGATGGTCCTTGGAGTAGTATAGTATGAGGCACCTTCTTCCTTGCTATCATGTTTTTCAATGTTTGTACTGTGGTTTTATTTCCTATCACACTCTTCAAAACATTTGGTCTATATTTTTTATATAATTCTTGTGTCATCCTGATTCCTTTTAATTCACTATATTCATTTCTAATCGTACTGAAGAAGATTAGGTTTTAATAAAGGAGACCTAAAACTCCCTTTGCGCAGCTCTATAAATTTTTTAATATTATTATTTTGGTTTACATTATATTATCAATATTCATTATTATTATCTTTTAATTCCACCTCTTTTTTATCTGCCCATGTTCCATTAATTGGAGCTACCTCCGCCTCAATTTCTAATGGAGTAATAATCCAGGGCCATTGTTTCTTTAAATCTTGAGTAACCACTTTATTCATATATTGAAGACTGTCTTCTAATTGAGTGTGAGGAATATCCGCAACCATAGAGTCATGGATTTGACCTACTATTAAACCGTCCATTTTTTGTTTTGGCAAACCTTTATTTACATTTATAAGAGATTTCAACAAACAATGAAAAGCTGATCCTTGAATAGGGTAATTAATGACTTCGTTTCTTTTCATAATACCTTGACATATGAAACCTGTTTTGGTTAATACATACCCTGTCTTCTGATATTTATTTACCCAAGCATCTTTCCAATGCTTATATACAGGAAATCGCTCATTCCAAAAAGAATTTTCTATGTCTTTTATATGTTTTTCAAAGGTTCCTGAACCAGGTTTTTCACGAGGATCAAGATCCCCTAATTCAGTAATACCTTTCGTTCTAAGATGTTCCAATAATGGAGTACCATTTCTGGTAGTTAAATTTAAATTCTCTGCTGCCTCCCATAATGAACGAGCACAATCAATATAATAATCACCATAAAACTGAGGAAAGACAAACATATTTTTTCCACAGTATCTAATAGCTTTGATTCTTTTTTTATCAGCTTTATTTATAGGATTATGCATTTCTTCATTAGATAACAAATAACATTCTTGGGCCATATCTCTATGCATATCTTTATTTTCATTTGATATATACTCAAGCATCATTGGATCTTTGTGATAACATGCTGCAATACAAACTTCAACTCCGCTATAATCTAATTCAATTATATGATGATCTTGTCTTGCTATAAATGCTTGTCTTACCAAACGCCCTAGTTCTGGATTTCTAATAGGGAGATTCTGAAAATTAGGAGAGTCTGAAGACGATCTATAGGTAATTGCCGTATGCAAATTAAAAAAGGGGTGGCAGAATCCATCTATTGTTTCTCTTTGAATACCTTTTAAATAGGTGCCATGAATTTTTTGTAATTTACGCAATTTAAGATAGTCCTGCACAAAAGGATTGTCAACAGTCGACAGAGCAGCTTCATCACATTTAACTCGTCCTGTACCGGTGTATCCTGGAGGGTCATATCCCATAACATCAAATAATATTGTGCTTAATTGATCTAAAGAATTGGAATTAGTTTTTCTACCAAATGTTTTCCACCACTTTTTCATCACTTTGTGGCGTTTTAAACCATTCTCCAAATCAAAAATCTCTTTAGAAGTATCTAATATTGCTTTTTCTAAATAAGGAACATTGACTCTAATGCCATTTTGTTCAACTTTAGCCAATTCAATAGCCCCTTCGTGTAAAAGTTTATACGCTTTTTTCTTATAAGGTAACATTATGCTTCTCCATTATAGATTTGTCTTTGAATTTCCATAACTTTGTATTCTAAAAGACTGTCCATTCCATTATATAATAAAAGTTCTTTTTTATCTAATTCAAAAATTTGATTTAATGTATTTGAGAATTTAGATCTTAAATATGGTTTTATATGAGAATCATAATCTCCAATTCCTAATAAAACAAAAGCCTGGAATTTAACTGAGGTAATATAAGAACGATTATCAATACAATGAGCCATGAGCATCGTATCCCAATACCACCCAGCAACTGAATATCCATATTTTGCCAAAGTCCATCTCTCCTCAAATTTTAAATTAGATGCTATTTTTTTAAGCCGAGGGTTTGTTAGAACGGCTTTTAGAGCTTCTTGTAGTCCTGGTCTCATCATAAATGCAAACGTTTTCTTTCCATTATAACAAAATGAAACACTCACGATCTTTTGTTTTTGCCTATCCGGTTTAAGCCCTGTGGTTTCATAATCCCAAGCTAAGTATCCTGATTTAGTAGATAGATCTTCTAATAATTTTTTTGCTCTTTTTGTACTAGATACAATTTCAATTTGAGATTCCAAATCCTCTAATATAGCATAATTAGGCTTTTTATCATACACTTTAAACACTTCTTTAATATTATTCCTAAACATCAATTTAGCAACAGGCATCTTTTTTAATCCTAGCACATAATCAGGATCATTGACAGGACAAAGCCAACAATTATATTCTTTAAATGGTATTTTCCAACCAATCCATCTTTCAAATTTACCAATATCTTGTCCCCATATATCTTTTATGACAGATTCTAAAGCATAACGACCTAAAGTCACTATCACTTTTGGTTTTAATTCTTTAATGGTTTTATATATAGCAGGCCTACAGCATGATACCATATATGGTTCTAGATCTTCTCCAGGATGGCAACATATAGCATAAGACATCCAACAGTCCTCTAAATCATATCCGAGTTCTTTTGCACACTCTCTAAGAAATTCCGAACCAGCATCTGTAAAAAACTGACCAAATTGATCATCTTGTTCACTGACTGCATTCCTTATAAATAAAATACCCACCTCCCCTGACCCTCCGTAAGTCATTTTAGGAGATAAGCATTTAGAAGCTAATCCACATTTTCCACATTGCGTGATTCTTTTAGGAGTCCCTTTGCTTCTTTTTTCGAATGAGTGCGGATTAAAAAATCCAGCCATTATTCACCACTCCCACTTTCTAATGCTGCAGTAAAATGGATATTATCAACTTCCACTTTGATTTGGTTTTCACTGATAATTACTTTTCTTGTTCTTGATATAAGTTCTTTTAAGAAAATTGGATGAATTGAAAACGACATTTCGGGCCCAGAGTATTTGACCCTCTGAGATTCTTTGAACCATCCTTCTTCTTTCTTACTTGTGACTTTAATCATATTTTCCGAGAGAGTTATTGTCACTTGACTATCCCACCCACCTATAGAT